CATACCCTGTATTACTGTCAGGGTTATGATCGCTCTTTCGGGTTGAATGCCGGGCATCTCCGATTGTGCCGTCAGAGTCACGCTTTCTGTCAGGATAAGCATCGTCTGCCTGTTCTCTTAACTGAACAACCGACTTAGATAGTTTTGGTTTCATCCAAGTAGGAGGCGAGCCTCATCCTCGGTAATGCCCAACTTTTCCAAGAGAGCAGCTTTCTCAGATGCTGCTTTTGCTTCGGCTTCGGCTTTTGCAAGCGACTCTGCCTGATCGGCTTCGTAAATTGCCAATTCTGCATCAGTCATTTCTCGTTCAATAACTTGATTTGTTTCAATATCATGAATTGTTATTTTCATTATTTCACTCCGTAAAGGACATAAGTTCCTGCTGTAAAATCTGTGCGAGCCACGTTAATTTCAGTAATGGCACTTGTGCTCTTAAATCCACCGAACACACTTTCAATTCGGTAATCCGATCCATTAGTAGAATAAACTATCTGTCCATTATACAATTTATCGGAAACTGTGGAAGCATAGTTGTCTACAGTCAAAGTCATGGCAAGATTATTTGCTGAGTTAGCAGTACCAAATTGCGCGAAAGATACTAAAGATGAACTGATTATTGCATCAGTCATGGTTCCAGAAGCAGCTTCGCCGCTGCTACGACCAGCTAAATACGCGCCAGATGTGCTGTTATTATTAAATCGAATTGGAATTGAGTTTGATCCAGAAGTTACCGCGTTGCGGATTATTAACACTAATTGTTGATAAGTTGTAGGAATGCTTGTAATTGCTAACGCGCTACCAACTGGGAGATTACCAGAGGCAATCGACGTCCAACCACCAGCTGACAAAGTTGCCCAAACAAAGTCCATGTCGGTGTTTGAGTTTTTTGTTAGGTATTGACCTGTTGTTCCGCCTTCAAGATCAGCCATCGATGTATCGATTGCTTGACCAAGGGTACGGATCGCAGCTGCGCCATCTTTAACCAGGCTTGTATCGTCTGGAGTAGTCCAGCCAAAGTTCGTAGTCGTTGCCATTATTCTCCTTATATCAGGCTACTATTGTAGCGTCAATCCATTGTAGGGTTGGGCTTATGGTGTTCCAAGTCTCGGTAATTGGTACAGAGTTCCATCTAAACGCCTGCAAGCTGTAAGCAACCGGTGAAAGGAATAGAGTCAGGTCTAAGCGGTTATATCCGGCGCTAAACGTCCAGCCTTCTACGAAGCCCTGGAAGCGTCCATCCACCATGTTTGATGGTAGGTCAGTAATGTCTAAAGCCTCACCCATAAAGACGTTGAGCAGGTTGTCGCGGTCTGAGTCATCGATCTCCGGGCTAGTTAATGGGAAAGTGATTGACCTAAATTGATCTTGTGGGTAAGCGCGTAGCGATAAATAAAAATCTGCCTGTGTTTGAGCATCATTTGCATCATGCAAAGTCGTCTTGATGACTTGACCTTGCTCACCATATAAAGCAATAGAAGCTGCATCAGTTGCAGTTCTTTGAGCGCCAGTTTTGGATTCGACGGTTACTTTATTGCGTAGGTCTCCGATGCGCTTAGAAGTGCGTATACCGTTGGCTAATGCATGATTGCCAGTAACCTCGACATATCCGTTAGCAGCTAGATATTCGCTTCTGTGTGTACTGTCCGCATACCCAATTCGTCCAGATGAGTCCTCATATAAATAACCAAGTCCAGAAGTTGCCAATCCGCTAACGAGTGAATAAACATCAATCGGATCAGCTGATCTAGATCCTAAATCATAATCGCCTGGACGGTCGATCTCGCCTAGACCAGTATTTTGAGCATTTGCCCAAGTTGTTGTCGGATCATAAGCAGCCCAAGTTAAAGCAGCTGGAACCGAGTTCCAAGTTCCAAACAGATAAGACGACAAAACCGCATAGATTTGATCTCCGTCATTATCTCTGCTTAATGAATCATCAAAAATGATCTTAGGCAGTTTGGCAAGTGCGCCAAGGGCTACGATCTTGATTCGCTCGTTAATCCCACCTGTGCCTGATGATGTTACTTCAACATCGATATCGGTAACATCGCCACCAAACAGGTTGACATAAGTGCCAGTAGAATCCTTGACCTTAATGGTTACTGAGTCATTGACATCGATGTTGATTGCTGACTGGTTTAGGTTGATAAGTTCGATGTTGCAATAACCGGCATAAGGCTGAGAATAAATATCCTCACGCCCTGACGTAATGGTTAAATTGGCAAGAGTTACGTTAGTGACATCTCCTGCGCCATTGATTTCAACTGCCCAATCGGGTGTCCAAGCGGTCATGCGATTTGGTTGATTCCTGCACCGCCACCGGTGCCTCTAGCAGCTGATTCATTGAGGATCTGGACAATCTGACGTGCGACGCCTTCCTTGTCAATTGCTCCGCTTACATTGATGTTGTAAGTATCTCCAGCAGTTGCTGCCTCAGCTAAACGAAATGATCCAGGATTAAATCCACCAATAGCAGTTGATGCAGTTGATGCAGTTGATGCGACCGTTGATACTGCCTTTGTGCTTGCTGTGCTGGTTGATGTAACACTTGATGGCAGGCTAACTGATGAGGTCGAAATCTTGGCTAAAGCTGCGCTGGATGACGTTGTGCCACCCAATGAAATACTTGGCTTTGAAATGGTTGGTATATTTGGCAAGATTGGAATTGCGTTATAAGCCCTGATAAGCGAGTTGATTCCGTCAATAGCCAATGAGACAAGATTTTCGATTGTGCGAATAACTGCGCCAATTACATCGATGACACCGCCTGCAATAGATGCCACGACCTTTAATGCACCGCCTAAGGTTACGGTTAGGACTGGCACAATGTAATCAACGATAAACTTGCCAAACTCAGCAAATGTCTCTTTATTGCGTGAAATGGCATCTGTGATCGGTTGAAATAGATTTGCAAACTTTTCTAGGTTTGGAGCGACCTTATCCACGATAAGAGTGACAAGGGCTTCAATAATTGGCAGCAACCGAGCGCCGATGGATTCCTTGGCTTCATCAAAGGCAACTTGCAAACGAGCCATACGACCGGCATATGTGTCAGCGTTCTCGGCAGCTGCTCCACCAAAGAGATCGGTTAGTTTTTGTTGTACATCTGTAAATGACATCGCCTTTAGTTCGGCAGATGATAAACCAACACCCAACTTGCCTAAAGCGGCTGTATTGCCGTCATAAGCCTTACCAAGGGCATTTGCTACGCCTTCAAGTGGCTTGCCTGTCTGGGCTGAGATATCAAGGGCTAGGGTAAGTAATTCCTGAGCCTTGCCTAAATCGTTAGTGCTTAAAGATAGGCGTGCTAACGCTGGGCGAAGTTGATCATCGGCAACGCCTGAAGCGCGAGCCATCTTGTCGATCGAATCCTCAGTAGCAGCAATTTGAGCCTTAGTTGCTCCTGTTGCCTTCTCTAAAGATTGAGCAAGTTTTAACTGAGATTGTTCATCCTCTAGCGCAGCTTTAACACCTTCAACGCCTATCTTGACTGCATAGGCTCCAGCAGCAACAGCAGCAGCTGCAAATGCAGCTCCGGCTACTTTGCCAAACTTTTCTAAACCATTAGCCGATTGTTCAACATCGCCGTTAGCTGCTTTTAACTTTTTATTAAGATCATCAACATCAGCAAGGATCGAGAGTTTAAGCGTTCTATTACCAGTTGCCATTAGCCCCACTCCTTCAAAATCTTGCTAAATGCTTCCTCCCATTGACGGACAACCTCTTTTTGATTTTCGCGTAAAGTTGGAAAGATAAACCAACCGCGAGAACCGCGACCAAGGCGCCCTGAAAATCTTGGAAATTGCTTGAATCTAGTTGAACCAAACTCTAAACCTTTCCAAAGGCTAAGAGTAGATCCACCACCTGAAAACTTTTGAGATGCAAAACCAAATGAGATTTCACCAATGCGAGATGACTTTGCTACGCGTGAACCATTGGCAACTCGATCGTCACCTACATTTGTAGTAATACTCGCAGCTTGAATAATCTTGCCACGCATATATTCAGCAAGAGCATTAGATTCTTTTTTAGCTGCATCAATAGCAGCTTCATCCATGCCTTTGAAAGATTTAGCAATAGCACGCAAATCTGATTTGTCATAAGCGATAACAACATCATCTGCCATCAGAGCGCTCCTTCAAAATATCTATTGCGGTTAATATGTCGTCTGCATCATCCCAGTATTGCATCGGTATCCCCGTCTCTATTGCTAGATTGACGAGGATCCGCCTTATGCTTCCTGGTTGGTGGCTTTTGGGCTATCGTCTCCGACTGTTACGTCAGCAACGGTCTCAGACCAAATATCGTAAGACTTGACAGGCTTTCCAGCATTTTCTCGCTTGTAAGCATGATAAGCCAGAAACATAAGATCCCAGATGCCAATCTTGTCATTAGCCTGAGAAATCGTGTTGCCAGTTGCCTTCTCCCACTTCGCCCACTCCGGTGGCTGTGCTACATAAGTAGCAGAGTCGCCAGCGTTATATGTAATTGTGATTGGTAATTTCATCTTTGCTCCCGTTTGTTAGATTTTAGCTGAATGTGTCTGCTGGTGTTCCAACGACTGTCAGAGCCCATGTGTCAGTCTGAGCGCCTGGAGCGCCTCCGCCAACTGTTGGGAATACTGGCAAAACGTTGCAAGTAAATACTGCGCCTGTTACAGCTGTTAGTGATACCGCAAGAGTTGTATTTGGGTTTGCATCAGCTGCGCCCCACATTGCTTCAAATAGTGATGATGTTGCACCCCAGTCGGCAAGTAACTCGATATTAAGAGTCCATTGATCGTCTGTGTGCTTGTAAGCCTTGCCATCGAGAGTCTGATAGACATCGATTGTTGGGCTGTTAACGAGAGTCACGCTAGTTGTCTGAGCATCGTAGTTTACTGTTGCGATGGTTAGAACGAGGTCGCGACCCGTAATGACTGTTGTTGGCATTATTGGTTCTCCTTATGCTGTCTGCGTATACCAGGTGGATACGCGTATGTCCGCGACTAGCAAGTTACTAGCGCCTACTTGTGTGACTGTTGGTCGGTCTACTGCCTGAACATCGTATCCAGCCGGTATAACCGCCACAACGCTTGTGATTAGTTGTTCTATGTTATCAAGGCTTGCAGGGTTGCTGTTATAAGCAACGCAGCAGCTGATCGTGTAATTCAACTTGCATCGAAAGGTGCTCTTGCCAATAGTCTCAAACTCCATGTATGGAGAATCCGGAACGACTACAACCGCAGGTACTGGAACTTGCTCTGGAACGTATGAAAATACGTTTGCTGAAACTCCAGATAATGCTGTGGCAAGAGGAGTGCGAACTGCTGAGAGGATTGTGCTCGGCATTATTGTGCCATCGTCTCAACATCAATGTACGGCCCGAGTAGACCTACCACACGGTTAAACAAGCTGCGTCCCATGCGATAAGGGCTTGGAGCAAAATCTACGCCTTCAATCTGTCCGCCTGGAGCAGTACGAGATTGGAAAACTTCAACTGAAACTACAATGATTGCGGATTCGACCGCAGCAACGCCGACATAAGTTGAAGCGCCTGTAAGTGTTGCGGATCCGCTAGGAATGACGTTGCGCTCGAGGACATCGGCATTAGTGATGTTTGCTGTAAATGTGTACGCATCGACATCAGCATTGACTGTTCGAGTGCCGTTAAATGGAGATCCGCATCCTGCGATGACAACTGATTGTCCTTCTGTAAACTCATGGATGCCTACTGTCTCAAAGGTTGCGACATTATCAGTCAGCGAAACCTTGGCTATCGGTGAAGCATATGTAACAAGCAAAGGCAAAATAACTGCCTCGCTAGTGTCAATTATTTCATTTAGATATGCATCAGAATAGAGAGCGGACGAAACACCAAGCACGGATCGCAACTCTGATGCTGTGATAATAGTTGGCATTTCGTCCTCTCTAGACTGCTGGCGGGGAGATCGGGAGCAACCCCCCCGCCATGATTAGTTGTTTATCTTAGGTGAAGTTGAAACGGTTAGCGCCGTTTGCAATCTTTGTTGCAAGTGCTCCATAACCGTAGTACATGACCTGAACCTGACCTGTTGAGATTAGGTTTGATGATAGCTGTAGACGTGGTGACTCGTACCATGTGTATGACTCTGGGTTCACAACGATCATTGATGAATCGCCTGTACCTGAGAGGCTGCGTGATACGTATAAATCTAGTCCTGCTACGTTTCCGCGTAGTGATGTTGGTGTAGCAACACCAGCTGCGTTTTGTGGCTGTGCAGCGTTGTAGATTGGACGACCTGAGTCGTTGTATCCCATGATGTTGCCCCATTGATCAGGTGAAACGATCAATGAACGAGCAAAACCAAGTGATGCACCATAAACAGCTGCTGCTGCTGATGATGTGTAAGCAAGGATGCCTGTTGCTGAGTTAGCGTTTGCAGTTGCGTTAAGAGCACCGTTGTTGATCATTCCTGTTGCAACAAATGCGTCAGTTGTCTTTGCGTATGCAAATTCCATCTGGCGTACTAGTTCTGTAAAGAATGCTGGGTTTGAGCGATCTAGCAACTCAACTGAGAATGTCTGCTGTCCAGCAAACTTCTTAACTGGTACTGAGATGAAAGATGTGTTTACATCTTGCTCAAAAGGTGTTCCGCCTTCTGCTGTTTCGCCTTCTAGTGCTGGCTGTGTGATCTTAGGAATCTCAAAAGACATTCCTGCGTCTGGAAGTGTGCCACGTGAGATTGCATCGATTGCTCCGCGATCTCCGTTTGATACGCCGTTAACAATCTCTGTTAGTTGACGTGTTGGGATCAAACCAGCGTTGTCTGTTGTGTCAGCAGCTGCTGCAACGTACAACTTTGATGTCTCGTCGCCAAGTGCTGCGCGAACTGAGTGCTCCAAGTATGAAGCCTTGTCCACAATTGGATTGCGAACCTTCTGTGAATTGAGTGGGTATGAAGTCGCTTTGACTTCTGCCTTAGCAGCTTCAACCGCTTCGGTTGATACTGCCTCTGAAACGGTTTCTGACACTAGGTCATCTCCTTCGGTCTTAGGTTCCTCGATCTGAGGTTCCGGGGTTGATTCGGTTGCAGCAGTACCAGGTGCTTCATTAGCTGCGACCTTTTCCACTTCGGCTCCTGGGATTGCTCCATCAGTTACAAGTGAAACTTCAATTAACTTCGATGCGCTGATAGCCATAACGCCATCCTTGTTGTCCCACGCATCTACTTCAACGCCAACGCTAAAATCAGAACGCAGACCTGTTGCTGCTTCCTCTAATGCGTCATTTCCAGCAGTTGTCTTTGCAATCTTAAATGATGCAGTAATGCCTGAATCATCCTGAGACCATTCGATCAACTTGCCAAGTGGCTTTGTCTTGTTATGTTCTAAAACTAGTTTTGTGTTCTTGCCAAACTCGATTGAGTTAGGTAGAAACTTTGTGCGACCAGCAGATGTATTACCTTCTGCATCCCATTGCACAATACGACCTGCGATGATGCGTGATTCAGCATCTGACGCAGTAATTGTTACCGGCATTGTTATTTTCATGTGTCGATTAGATCTTCCTCTTCGCGAATCTCTTGAACGCTCATTGCGCCAATACGATTCAGGATTTCATAAACCTGAGCGCGCTCCAAAGGATTACCGCGCAGGTATTCGTCTAGCGAGTAACGGATTTCATTGCCTTGACCGACAAAATCCGGCATTGATAAACGCTGCTCAATAGCCAAGAGCAAATTGCGTCCACCAAAATCGATAAGGGAGCGACGTTCCGCCGTAGCGTTTGAATACGTCATTGAAGTTGTTTCAGCGCTTGCAAAGTAAGCAGGTAATCCAATGGCGCGACACAATTCTAACGCGACGTACTGACGTGCTTCGTTTAGTTGCAGTTTGTTTGGATCAATTCCCATTGCCTGTAATTCAACGTCAGCATTTAGAAATGCAGTTGATCGTGTACTACGGGCAACGCGCCAGGCTTCAAGCAATTTGCCAATACGCTCGCTAGTAAGATTCGTTCCATTTGACTTTAGAACCATCATTGGTACTGGCTCTTTAGCAAATGCTTCTGATGCGTTTTCTAATGCAACCGCAGCTCTAATTGTGCGACCTGCGCGAGATAAGAATCCTTCATCCAAACCATTAAACACAACAAGAGATCCAACGCCCATTGAAGGCACAGCAGATCCATCTACGCGATAAGCAACAATTTCTGTTTGCGTGTCGTTTGTTTGGTAAGTAACGCGATCGACTGCAACGCGTGTCCATTCCTGAATACGTCCATCTGCATACATCGACATGACTTGTCCATAAGCCACGCCGTGAAATAGTAAATCCTCAGCAATGAAAGCATAAATAGCAGAACCGGGAACGCGCGAATCAGGTTGGTTTATTACTCGATTGGGTTCGACGTGTGCGCCGGTACTTTTGATGTATTGCTCTAGTGGCAATGTGGCAAGGCTGCATAAAATGTTACGCGCTCTTGCGATCGTTGGAATTGCCATCGCTTGCGCGCGTGTAGCACTTGACAACGGATAGAAGTAACTGTTTTGGCTGATGTTAAAAGGTGCCGGAGTCGCAGCTGCATCAACCGTCAAACCAGCAGATTGAGGAGCCTTTGCGAATAAGTCTCTGAGTGCCATTAGCATAAAATTATAGCATAATCAACCTAACACGATGTCCACTTCTGAGTCAGGTCGTGTCGCATAATGAGACACCATGGCTACGGCAACAGCTGCGCAAATTGTGGCGTGAGAGACTTTTCGTCCAAGATACCAACCGCCATCTTTGTACGGCAGTTTTACAGCTGACAGCATCTGTTTATTTAATTCTGGCTGGTTAGTATGAACCATTCGACCCGACGAAATTGAACTTGCCATTTCGTCACAGGCTTGTCCATATTCGGCTCCGTCTACTGCTGTAATCGGGATTCCGGCTGGAACTAATCGAGAGGCAACGGCACCGGCGGTTTGCCGACTATAAGCAACCGTATCAACCTGGTATTTGCGATACCACTCTGCGATTGAATTGGCTATTTGCTTATCATCAAGATTGTTGGGATCTGTGTAGGTCTCCAACAAAATAACAACGAACCTGTCCCCATCAAGTCGTTGCGCTGCCACTAGTGCCGCTGCCCTTCGATCAGGTGACAAATCAATGGCTAACCAAG